CGGCGCATTTAAAATTTTTGCGCCTCTGCACGACCGGAAGTTCCGGGAATTAAAAACGGCAGATTTCCAAGGCGTGCTGGATGCCCATATGCATAAATCCCATAGCACTGTGTCCAAGTATAAGCAGCTCTTAACGCAGATGTCCACATGGGCCATGCGCGAGGAGATCATCACAACAAATTTTGCAAAATTCGTCCAGCTCCCCGAAAACACAAAAAAAGAAAAAGAAACATTTACCGATGCTGAAATAAGCAAACTGGAAGCGGACGGCAGCGACACCGCAAAAATTATCCTCATGCTGATTTACACAGGCATGCGCATAGGGGAGTTGTTTTCCCTCCCGACTAAAGACTATCACAAAGATTATGTGATCGGAGGCGAAAAGACGGAAGTCGGGCGGAACAGGATCATTCCCATCCGCCCCGAAGGGCTCCCATACTTTGCCTATTTTGCAAATAAGGCCACCGGCCCGCTGCTCATATCCGGCTATGCTGGTGAAAAAATCCCAGCAAACTTCCGCCGTCGGGATTATTACCCGCTTTTGGAAAAATTAAAAATCCAGCGCAAAACGCCGCACTCCACCCGGCACACCTATGCGAGCTGGGCGAGAAAAGCGGGGATTGCTCCGGAGACGCTACAGAGGATCCTCGGCCACGCCAACTACTCCACTACCGCAAATATATATGTCCATACGTCAGCGGAGGAATTGGTGCAGGCCGTTAAAAAGGCGAAAATTTGTTAGTAGTTTGTTAGTTACCGACGGGAGCCAAGGCAGGCCCGTGCAAAATTACTCGGCGAAAAGTTGCAAAATCGCAACAAATGCTGTTGTTTTTATTAACTTTTGTGCTTATATATTCAGAACGGGTATATTTGACGTGCATGGGGTCACAGGTTCAAGTCCTGTACCGCGCACCAAAAAGTCCAGGAATCTCAAGGGTTCCCGGACTTTTTATTTTTGCCAAGATTAACTTTGTTAGTAATGTGTTAGTAGTAGCGATTTAGGTTAGTTTTTTTAGGACGCTGTTATAAGCTTTCTCATTGACGATTTTTAGGGTGTCCATAAGCTCGTCCATGACTTCCCACGCCCTATCCTGCGCCACATTCCCGACCGCTTCCAAAAATTCACTGCCGGAGGGTTTTATTGTCTTGTCCGGCGCAGGCTCTGCGGAATACAGCATTGGGGGCGCTTTCGCCTGCGGTTGCTCCCCGCCGTGCTCGTTACGGATAATGTAGAGAGCCGCCAGTTTCTCATAATTGGGCCAGCTTGATTCTTCTGTTTCCAGCCGTGCGATCCATAGTTTCAGCTCGGTTTCATCGATCATGGGGAATCCCCCTTTAATTCTCCATAAGGCTGACAGCGCGGCGCAGGGCATCCCTGACGCGCTCGTCATCAGTTTCCCGCATCATGTCGTTTAGCTGGGTGCGCAGATGCTCCGCGCCATCCGCACGGCTGTAATGTCCGCGCACATAGTGCGAGCCGCGCCGCGCGTAGGAACTGCCCCGTCCATAGGCGCCGCGCATATCCGCTTCCCAATCACCGCCGCCAGAATAGCCGTCTGATTCCATCATGTCAATTTTATCTATGTTCTTGATGGTTGCTGTCAGTTTGTGGGCAATTTCCAGGTCACCCGCACCCAATTCGCCCTTTCGGGCCAGTTCGTCCAGCTCCTTGCAGAGCATATCCCGCAGTTCATACATAGATTTCATACCCATTGTGTTCTCCTTTCTCAGCTCACACGGTCGATGGTCAGGTTGCTATTGGCAAAGCTGACCGCCTCCGCGCTGGTGTTCTTCGCTGCCACAGTCACGCAGCAGCCACGCGGCACTTCCACAATGGCGCTGACATAGACGTTAAAATAGTTTTCCACCGCAGCAGGGGTGACGGTCGCCGTTGCTCCGTTGAGTGCCTCGCCGTTGACGGCAAGCGCCGTGGTGATCGCACCTACCGTGCCGCCCGTGGGGACGGCGATGTTTGCGCCAAAGCTCACCTTAAAGCGCGCCTTACACTGCTGCGTCAATCCGCGCAGGGTGACAAGTCCACTGCCCTCTCGGTGGACGATGCAGGGCTTGCCGCAAGCCGCCGTGGAGACCATCGGCACATTCTGTCCGGCAGGAACAATGACGATCCCGGGGTTCACATATTCAGCCATATATTTCAGTCCTTTCTAAAAATACAGCGGCAGGGCTATTGCCCCGCCGCGTTATCGTAGTATCGGCACGGGGCCGACCATTTCGCCGTTGTCGGCAAAAAGCTATGCTATGCAGTTGTCAGCAGCCGCAGCCCTGATTGCATCCGCAGCCGCCGTAACCGCTGCCTGCCCACGGGTTACAAGTAATGTAGGCAGGCGAAGGGCACGGACGAAGCTGCGAGATCAGATAGTTGTTCTGCGCGGCCTGAGATGCCGCCAGCTTCAGATTCTGATTCTCGGTCTGGAGGTCGGACAGCTTGCTTTGCGTCAGGAAGTCGAGGATGGCGCGGCTGTTCTGGTTGTTCGCGTCAATGATGTCGCGCGTGGCGTTCTGCACGGTGTTGCGCGTGTCGCACGCCTGCGTCGCCATGTCGTAGCGCACCTGCGCGATAGCTGCACGGTTTTCGCAGCAGCAATTTGCGGCCTGCATCTGCATGGCGTTGAGTTGCTGCATCAGCGCCGCCTGCTGGTTGCTACGGGACAGCTCGGCCTGTGCAAAGCCGTTTGCCATCGCCATGTTGGTGCCGTTGACAAGCTGCGCTTGCTGGTAAAATCCGTCGCAAAGGCCCTGATTTACGCTGTCGATCTTGCGCTCGACATTGGCAAAATCAGAGGTCAGCACGTAGCCGTCTACGACGCCGCCGGAATTGCCGGCGTTGTTTCCCCAGCCGTTGCCGCCCCAGCCGCAGAACACAAACAGGAAAAGAATGATGATCCACCACGCACCATCGCCGCCGAAGCCGCCAAAGCCGCTGTTCATCATGCCGGTAGGCGCAACAGGCATAGTGGCCTGAACGCCGCCGTCAGAAAGAGACATAGTATCACTCCTTTGAAAAATTTTTATTCATCAAATCGTGGCCACGATAAGATTCCTGTAAATAAGCAAACTCTTTGCTAATTTGTTTGCTTATTGCATCAGACTTTGAAACTGCTTTGCCATCTGCTGAAGCTGGTTGAGCTGCTGCTGGTTCAGCTTACCGCTCTGCAAGAGCTTTTCGACCTCCGCTTTGGGGTCACCCTTGAAATTTGCTTTGAACTGGTTGAACTGCTGCATCATGCGCTGGAACTGGCCTACCGGTCCGGGCATCTGCCCGCCGCCCAGCGCGGCCATGAACGGATTAGTCATCGTCATCGTCCTCCTCAACCTTGCGCTTCTTTTTCCCCTTTATTTCGCCCACAAGCTCCGCCAGACGGTCGAACTCCTCGCGGGTGACAAATTCCACGCCCGGCTTTTGCGGCGCGTTAGAGGCCGTTTCTGCGCGTTCCACGAGGTCGTAAATCTTGAGCGCCGGTTTTCCGCTTGCGTCTGCCTGCTTGAGGTAAACGGTGGGGGCGGTGGAATCCCACAACGCTACGGCAGAGTTTGGCGCGATGAGATAACCTCTTGCCTCCTGCTCGCCGCTTACCCACTGTACGCCGCCTTGTGCGATGGGGTTCTGTTGCACTGGCTGCGACATAGGCTGCTGCATGGGCTGCATCTGTGGCTGCTGCATCTGCCGCATCTGCATGAGGTTGTCTGGCATCGGCTGCGGATAATAGGGGTTGAAATAGGGATATGCCATGTTCATTCCTCCGTTTCTTTGTCCCAGAAATAAAGCGGGATTTCGTTCTCGCTGTTCCAGCTGTCATAGATAATCCCGTCCTGAACGCACACTACATGCCCAGAGAGGGCAAGAATATAAGTCCCGTGCGGGTGATCATCGGCAAACCTGCCGACCGTGTAACAGTCCGGGCAAGTGTCCGGTATGATGTATCTCCGGTAGCCTAAGGACCGCAGATACGCGCCCCAACAGGCGTCTGCATTGGGCAAGTCACCGTCCAAGTAGCCCTGCATGCACAGCCGGAGGTACACGTCGCCCCAATCCTTTCCCGTGGCCTTACAGATCGCACGGACAGTGCAATCGGACACGTTTTTCCCGCAGGGATTTGGATTAAAATATTTATACATGATTGCAATCCCTATATAGGCTTTCAGCAATTTCCACATACGCTAAAAGCCCCTGGGGATCGTCTGCGTACAGAATGCAAATATCCTGCGCCATTTGCGCGGTAAACCCGCATTTGATTAAGCGCTCGTACATATTCCCGCCTCCTTGCCTCTATAATAAAAGAAATCCGGGCAGATAAACTGCCCGGATTCTGCCTTGATTCTGCAATAATTAAGCTTCTTCTTTCCCTCTTTAATTAGTTTCTCGTTGTGTGCAAAAACGAAAAATAGCCGCGCCCTTTTTGGGCGCGGCTATTTTTAGGAATTGAATGCATCCGCCAGTTTTTGGTATGCGCGGCGGCGCAATTTGTAAAATCCATCTACGCTGATATGTAGTTTTGCCGCCGTCTGTACGCAGGTGCGGCCAAAAACGTCCACGTCAATTACACAGGTTTCCTCGTCTTCCGGTAGCCCTACCGCACGGATTGTTTCTGTGGCGCGGCATGGTGCCATAGTGGATAGTTTTTTGCGGATCCTTTTGTGCTGATCTATCATTTCCCACGGTGTGCCGTGGAGGTGCGGATGTTTATGCACGGGCGTGAGGCCGGCGTAGCGGTGTCCTCTACGCCCTCCAGTGGATTATTTTACCCCTCTCGGATGTAGCCCTCGAAGCCAGCGTCTTTCAAGCGCTGGAGCATCTTCTCGGCGTTCTCGCGGACGGCAAATGCGCCGACCTGGACGCGGTAGAGCTTATCGGTGGTCGGCTGGGCGGGCTTAGGCTGCTCCTTCTCCTTGTAGGCCACGCCAAAATAGTTGCAGATACCGTGGGCGATAGCTTCGCCGATCTCCGTGGTATGCTCCACGATCCACTTTGCTACGCTTGGCACATCGTGAAAATCGACCTCAATATAGGCCGTTGGAGCCACAGCCGCCTTGACCTCATACAGACTGGGATTTGCCTTGATGTTCTCGCTTGTGCCGGGGGAGACGGGCGCAACCACATCGAAAATGGCCTTGCAAGCCTTGTAGCCGTTGCCGCTGGTATTGTAGCAAAACATGCGCGTACCGCTCACGGAGCCGTTGAAGGAGTTGGTATGGATCGGCACATGAAGGTCAGCGCCCCAGCTATTGGAGTGTCTGCATCTGTCCTCGATCTCTACACCGGCATGCTCCATCATTACTTCGATGCCGCAGCGCTCCAGCGCGGCCTTACACGCAGCGCCGATCTTGCCGCACTGCTCACCCTCGGTGGTGCCACCGTAAGCGTACGCGTTATTAAACTGCTTGGACGGGGAAAGATGGAACAACGCTTGTTGGGACGGTCGCTGTCATGTATACGGACTTTTCGCCGATCTTCGTGGAGCCGCTAAACGTTTCAACATCGACTTCAAGTCTCAGACCTGTCGCATTGGGGATCGACGTAGCAAGATCCGGAACCGTCCAAACATAGGATGTTGTCACATTATCAGCGATGACCACCCATGCACCGCCGGAAGGGCGATACCAGAGCTTGTGGGTAAAGCTGCTGGACGCGCGCGGCAGGCTGATTGTCACCGCCGCGCCCATGTCAACAGAAGAAGCAGAAAGCTCCGGCGTGGTTGCCCGTGGGATGGTGTCCAGCGTCACGGCCTGCGAGATGTCCGTAGATGTCAGACTTGTACCACTGATGTAGCCTGCTGCAGAAATGGTGACGTTGCGGCTCCCGTCCGCGTTATGATACACACGCACAGTCACACTCATTGCAAGTGACCCGGACTGATAACCGACATCGATGCGGCGACTTCCGGCAGTCCACTGGCCATCAATTGTGATGCCGCCCGACCACGTGCCGCTCGTCGTATAGCCGCTGTTGCTGCGGCTGTAGTACAGCGTTGCTGTTACGTCGCTGTAATTGCCGTCGATGCTCTGCACGGCGCTCCATTTGATCGTCGGGAAAATGTACTGGTTGCCGGTTGTGCCGGTAAAAGCCCCTGAAAGCGCCATTAATCCACCACCTTTTTAAAGGACGTATTTCCGTTTGCGCGAGGGATGAACGCGAACTTGCCCAGCTGAAGAGAATTGGTAAATTCTCCGTCCGTGATATACATTTTCTTATTGCTGATATAGGCCACTTCAACCGCACCTTCAAAAAATGAGTTCTTTTTTGCGCTCAGGATCTGCTTGAATGTGTTGTCGGCAAGGCCGATAATCACATTCCCATCTTCCAGCCGGATGAAGCTTTTGATTTCCGTAAACTGCGCGTTCGCGCCGTCCTCGACCTTATCAAGATCGGTTTGCAGATTTGAAAACCTTACTTCAATTCCGCTTGCGGTCTGCTCAATCTCGGTGGAAAGTTCAGAAACCTTCGTGTTCGTCTGATCCTTGGTGTAATACCCCTCGGACACTCTGGACAAGATAGATTCAGAATTTTGCAGGATTGCGGAGTTTGTCCGCTGTTCCAACTCGCGGATCGCCTGACTTTGATTTTTTTCAACGTTGGCCTGTACTTCCTGCCACTTGGTTTCTTGATCCCGTTTGTTCTGTTCGGTGAATGTGTAAACAGTTGCACCAACGGTCAATTTGTTTGCCGCCGGATTCAGAAGATTGATCGAAAGCTTCTTCACAAGATACATCCCTGTAAGGCCGTGGGAAGCGCTGTGCGGTTCGCTTTTCGCGGTAATGTAAGTTCCCAGTCGGAAAGAATTAAAGTCATATCCGGCAGCAGACAGGTCAGCAGCGCTGAATTCCGTTGTCTGCTCCTGAAGAACGGAATTTGAAAGCTTTTCCCTTGCTTTCCGCAGTAGGTTTGAAGCCTGTGTGACATCATCCCACGTCACAACTTTTGTGATCCTGTACCCATACAGCGCTTCGGCGGCTTTTGAATACACAAAATCACCGGACTTGCAAATATCGTCCGTTTCTTCATCCGCGATGCCGGAGATCGTCACGCGCTCATTGGTTTCCTTGTCCGCTTTGCCAAGCGGCAGAATTGCGGTTGCGACATCCTCGCCCTTGCGTTCTGTCAAGATGTCCAACAGGTTTTTCCCAAATTCAACCGGCTGGTTCCCCAGTGTGGAGAAGTCCGAAAGATAGTTGATCCTGCGTTTTCCGTTGTCATCCGTATCGATCCACACATAGCCGCCATGTGTCCCGATAAGACCTTCCTTCACAAGCTGCCATGTGCTGGAATATTCCGAATCAGAGCGCGAGATATAGTTATTTGGATCAGTTACGGAAACTGTGCCAACCGCAAATTGATGATCCGCGCCGACCTGCGCATTGTGCCGGTTGAGCAAAAATTTGAAATAATCTTCCGGCGTTGCCGGATCACCTTCAGTTGCGGGAAACTTGAACGGCCTTTGCACGGAATCCAGCAAAAAGGCAAGTTCCCCTTCGCAGGAAACTTTCCTTTCATTGTGAAATCCGACCGTATCATTCAAAATCCGACCACGGAAATATAGCGTGTCACCCTGAAAAACTTGAACAATTGACTTCAATTTTTTCAGTTTGTCATAGTTTGGATGATTGGAATAAATCGTAAATATGAAGCTGCCGGTTTTGTTCAATTCAAGATTCAAGGACGGCGAAAAAATCTCGTAATCTTCCAGTTCAGGACTATAGAGCAAATAATTGTCACAATAAACTTTCCACATTACAGTTCACCTTCTTGATATTTGAACGTTACGGTTGCTGTTCCAGTGACTGTGATTCCCGTTGTACCTTCCCGCAACACCAAATCTTCGATGATTTGATCGTTTCCAGCGGAAAGACTTGCACTCCCACCCGTCCATGCAATTGTAACTGCCGCCGTGGTGGAAATTGTCGGAACAACGGATTTTTTCAGGTTCGTAAGGGAAATTGTTCCGCTGC